ATCACATCAATCATTTGGTATTCAACATCAACAATCACAACAATCACATCAACCATTTGGTATTCAACATCAACAATCACAACAATCACATCAACCATTTGGTATTCAACCTCAACAATCACAACAATCACATCAACCATTTGGTATTCAACCTCAACAATCACATCACATTGACATACAAGAACAAATAGATATACAAAAACAAATTGATGATCATAGAAAAATTGAACTTCAACAACAATTTGATATTGAAAAACAAATTCAAAGTGAAAGATTTCAGAAATAAAATTTTAATTACTTTTTTAACAATAAAAATTTTAATGACAACCAAAATTAGATTTATAAATGAAAATAAATTAAAGAAGCCAATACAATTAAAAATTATATCTCAAATGGGTGTATTTGTTTCAAATAAAGATGAAGATAATATAAAACAAAGTAGACTTGATAGTATAGATGAATATTCCCTAAAATTATCTGATATTAAAAAATCAAAAAAGGGAGGTGAGTCTCGAATATATGATGTAGGTGCAATTAATAAAATATATTCATTAATTTTCGGTGGTAAAAAGGGTGGACAAAAAAATGATCAAATAGATAAAATTATATATTTTTATGAAAATGATTATGCACCACGCGTAGGTATTTGTACAAATAATACTGATATTAATTTAAATAGTGATGATAAAGCAGTCAATGTTTCATTTTTAACTAATACTAATAATGATAATGATGATGATGATGATGATGATGATGATGATGAAGAATTAATATATTAAGCTCTACCAAAAAATATTATATCTTCATCTTCATTTTTACATTTTTCTTTATCTTCATTATCAATAATTGGACTGTTAAATTTTTGTTCATAATTTTTATTAACCGGTGACATATTCCTATGATTTGAAAACGAAACCATCTCTAAATCTACAATATTATTTATGTAATCTATTTTTTCTATTTTATCACTTTTAGATTTTAATAATTCATTTAAAATTGGATATATTACCATAAATTTAATTAATATATTATTCTTTCTAATATCAACCATTGATTTAATTATTGAAATATCATCACTTGTAAATAATTTATTGTTAGTTTTTAAATGATGTATTATAATTATCATTCTTAAATCATTATCCGTAGAATTTATTAAACCACGTGTAAATAATGATTCATATTCATTTATAACATCATGATCAGATTTAATGTAATAATCATTTAAAAATGATGTAGACATTTTTTTACCTTAAAATGAATAATTATTCATTTTTATACATTTACCACATTACCATGTGCACCTTGAACTATACTATGACAAATATGTATCACAAATTTACCAGTAGACCATCTATCAATTATTTCAACACATTTCATACGTAATTCCTCATGCATACCAGCTAATACCTCATCAATAATTAAAATTGGATTTGTATTCATTCTTGAAAAAACCATTAAAAGTGCAATTGATATTCTTTCTTCCTCACCATCAGAAAATGAATCAGTACTTTTAAGTTTATTACCTTTATAATCAGCATTAAAATTAATCTGTAACTTTTGATCACCATTTTTAAGAGTTCTATGTGATGATAATTTTATATCTATAGAATCATCAAATAAATCATTTAAGATTATTGTCAAATAATCATTAACTTCATTTATTTTATCTTGAAGAGAATTTGTACCAAGTTGATTTATGTATGTATACAATTCTGTTAAACTATTAATATAAAGTACTATTTCATTTCTCTTCTTTTCTGTTTCTACCAATACTAACTTTATTTTATTCACTTCATACTGTGAATTACCCGAAATAATTTTACCATTATTATATTCTATTAATTCAGTATAATATTGTATCATATTTGAAATATTAGGATCATCTTCAACCAAATTTATAAGAGAATCTTTTAAACATTTAATATTTGCATTAGTTTCTATAATCTCAGTTTTTAATTCTTCATATTTTATTATGTCATTTTCATCATAAACAATATTTTTAACCTCTTCAGGTAATTTATCTTCTAGTTTTAAATATTTGTTGTATAAATCTATTTTATTATATGATCTATAATAAGATTCAAATAATTTCAAATCAAATACAGGATTATCAAACACATTTAATTTTGATGGTGTTAAATTGTCATCAATTTCAATTAATTCATCTAATTTTAAATATTCATTTTCTACAGGTTCATCTATTACAACAATATTTTTATTTAATAAACTTTGATAATATTCTTCATACTTCAATTTATTATTTCTTTCTATTATCTGTTCACCAATTGATGATAAATCATCATTTTCTACAGTTTTAAATTTATCTTTGATTGTATTATATTCATTATTTATACCAATTAATAAATATGAATGTAAGAGACTTCGATATTTATCACATGAAAATTTAGGTATTTCAAATGAAGTTAATGTAGGTTCATCAATATTTTTAATTGTAATTTCTTCTTCAAGTTTAATATATTCTGGTTCAATTGGTTCATCTACTTTATTATTTTTAACATCTTTTAATACTTGTTTCTCATTAGCATACTTTACTAATTTTGACCTTTCTATAATTTGTCTATCAATTGATTCTTTATTGTATTCTATTGTTAAATACTCATCTTTAATAGATTGATATTCATTGTATACACTAATTAAATTGTATGAATTTGACATATTTTGATATTCCACATAAGTAAACTCTGGTATTTCAAATGATGTTAATTTTGGTTCATCAATATCATAGATTTTGAATAATTTTTTACGATCTTCACGTTCTGGTTCACTGGGTTCTTCAACAATTAATAATTTTGTATCAGATATTTTCTCTGTATATAAATCAATATCTTTTAAAATGCGTTGTTTTTGTAAACGTAATGTTTCTTCATCTTTTAAATTAACATCAAATAATTCTATATCAACATATTTTTCTTTGACATCCATATATGATTGATATATATTAATTATACCAAATGAATTCATAAATCTTCTACAATCATTATATGAATAATTTGGTACATCAAATGATGTTAATTTTGGTTCATCAAGTTGATATATTTCAAATAAATTATCATATTTAAATAAATCTTTAAGTATAGGTACATTTAACAAATTATCATCCAATTGTAAAATATCATCAGAATATTTATCATTAAATTCATTTAAATTATTTAACTGTATATTATTATATTTTCGTTTTTCTAATTCTATTTTATAAACATCAATTAATTTTATTACTCTAATTTTATCATCATTATTTTTTATATTACCAATATGTAATTTATTATTTTCAATTATAAGTCCATGGTTACAATGTGGACATAACATTTCATTTAGTGAATTACTTGTATCATTTAATAATTTTGTAACAAATTCAACTGATAAATCATCATTGTCACACAATTTATTTAAACTTTCTAATTTATTTACATTATCATTTAAAGTATTAAGATTAGATTTATATTTATCACATTTTATTTTCTTAATGTTATATTCATTCAATTCATTGTCATAAGTTTTTCGTATTTTTTGATTTAAAAGTTCTTTATTTTTATTGTTTTCTTTTATTGATATATTTGTCTTTTTATTGTTTTCATTTTTAACATATTCATCATATATATTTCTTTGTTCTTTTAAAAATACTTCAATATCATCGGTAATATTGTAACCATAATTGATGTATTTTTTGTACAATTCTATTAAAAATATTATATAGTTTTTATCAAGAGTTAAAACTTTTTCTTTAAACCCAATTAACACACATTTAAGATCCTCAATGTTTTTGTTGGATATAAGTATTTTATTTATTTTGTTTAAATATTCAATTGATAAATCATCATCTTCACTAATTTTTGTAATTTTTATGTCATTTAAAAGTTTATGACATTCATTTAATTTCACATTATAACAATCTAAACTATCATTATTTAACTTATTTTTATCAATGATATCTTTATGATCACTCCAATTTCTATGATTGTTTCTATCAATACGATTATTTTTATCCATAAGTGGTAAATTTTTTTGTTTATGTTCTTCATTTAATTTATAATCTTCAAATGAATCTCTTCTATCACTAAGAAATTCTTCAATATTATCATTAATATCATAACCATTTGAAATATACAAATGATATAAATAGTTGCACTTATCTAGAACATCTTTGTTGATATCAATAGAATTCATATTAAAATCATGTAATTTATCTTTAAGACCCATTATATATAAATTATGCTTATTTATTAAATGTAACCTTTCTAAGTATGAAACACTTAAATCATCAGGTTCATCATTCTTAGCAATATGACATCCATCAATTAATTTATTTACATCAATAATATCATTCTTATTCTTATTGAAACGAAATAAATATTCTGAGTATTCATTTGATTTATTATCAAAGACATTTTTAAGATCAGTATTCATCTTATTTACTCTTAAATTTGACACTAAAATATCAGAATTTTTCTTTTTATTCTCTTCATTTAACTTATAAGCTTCATATAAATTACTATTTAAAATAAGAAACTCTTTAATATCACAATTAATATCATAACCATTTTCTATATATTTGTGATATAAATAGTTACATCTATCAAGTTCATCTTTACTGATATTTAGAATATCAGTATCAAAATCTTTTAATTTATCTTTAATTCCTATAATATATGAATTATATTTAATTATATCCACTAAATTCTCTAGATATGAAACACTTAAGTCATCAAATGAATCAATTGTGACAATTTTACATTTTTCAATCTTTTTGATAGTATTTTCCAATGACAAATTATAATGATTTAAAGTAGATATATACTTATTGTATTCATCTAATTTGTTTAAATATATATTCTTAAAATTTTTATTTAGTTCAATTGCTCTATTATTTGTTATTTCAAGTTCATCATTACGTTTAATAATATCAAGTTGCTCTTCATATTTTTTAGTTTTATTTAATTCTTTAGAAATGTAATCATTTATATCTTCTAATTTATCCCAACCATTACTTATATATTTCTCATATAAATATTTATCATTTTTAATTACTTTAGAATCAACATTAATGACATCTTTGTTAAAATATTTCATTTCTCCACGTAAATATACTAATTCTTTTAATAATTTTAACTCACTAATTTTAATTTCAACTTCATCTAAAGTAATTGTAATAACTTTAATTTCTGATATTTTTGATTCAATATGCCTCCTTGATAAAATTGATGTATAATCATCTTTTAACTTAAGTAGTTTTTCTTTGACACTTTCATTATCAGAAATAACAGTTTTTAAATCTTCATCATTAATTGTACCATATGCCATTATATTAGGGTTTCTTGATATAATATTTTCTATTATACCATTATTCATTCTTATATCGTTATCAATTATATTAATTTGACCCTGAAATGTTGAAATTGTTGGTTTAATAGCATTAAGATATGTTTCTGGTTGATTTTTAGGGGATACATCACCAAATGTTATCTGTTGTAATAATGACATTTTATCTGAATTTGATGCACCAAGTAAAAAATGTGGCTTCTTCATTGATACATATGCTGATGCTAACCATTTATCTTCTATTCCAAATTGATTATGTATCCATGCTTGAGCCGTATGTGATTTTAATTCAATATTTTCACCATTTGTTAAAATTTGAACTGTTAATGTTTCATGTGGTCTACTTCTAATTATTTTATATTGCATTTTATCTGAAACAAAATGAAATGTTACAACTGTACCCCTTCCAATATGATTCCAATTTTCAAGATCTGTATGTTTCCGTCCACCAAATAAAACAAAATATATAGCTTTACATAAAGTACTTTTACCAGACCCAGAGTTTCCAGTTATAAGATTAACACCAAGTTCCATTCTGAATGTTTTGTCAACCCAGAACCTAAAATTATTAAGATGTACCTCAATATATGATGACATAAAATTTTAATGAATTTTTTTTAATTAAAAAATCAAAAATGTCATCTTCTTTGAAAAACATAATTCAAGAATTATATATAAGTAAAAACTTCACTCTTCGTGATCATATTGAAACATCTTTATCAGAAACAAGTGGTAAAATATTTGCACGCTTATACGAACATTCGATGAAAGATTCTTTATCAAATGAATCTAAAATATTTTTAACATGTAAAAATTCATTCGAACATATCATCAATATACTAAACAGTCTTGATCGTAATAGTATTGATAAAGCAATTGATTTAGAATTAGAAAAAATATATGAAGAAGATAAGTCATCATCGAAAATTATTTTTTATGATATTATAGATAAATTTAAAGATGAAATATTCGTTTTAGACAATGATGATAAAAAATATGATGAATATAAAAAGGTAGTAATAAATAAAATTATTGAGGAAATACTGTGTTTACAATCTGAAGGTAAATTAGAATATGACACTACTAAAATAATGGATCATTATAATTATGAAAATATTATTGATGATCTTGTTGAAAAAATAAATAACACTAAAGATGTTTTAAGTTCAATTAGAGAAGTATATGAAGATATAAATAAATCTCGTAATTTTAATAATGATGAATTAATTTTGTTATTAAACAATCACTTTAATACTTTACATGGTCATATAGATCATGTTGGTAATGAAAATTCAAAACGTTTTGATGAGATTTCCAATGAAAATTCTACAAGAACTACACCAAGAAGTAGAACTGTACGTAAACCCAAAAAATAAATTTCTCTCTTTATATACATAATTATGTATATTTCTTTTATATATCATTTTTAAACAACTATATGTAATTTATCATCAGATATCCATACTATTATATTCAAATTCAAATTTATATATAATTATTTCAATCAAATATTTAGTTAAATATTTAAAAACTTTTCTTGAAACTAGACTGTGATACATTTACAACTCTTTTAACAACATTCTTTGCAATTGGTATATTTTTAATAGTATTTTTTCCTGCAATTCTTAACATTTCATTAAAATTATTTAAATGTGGGTTAATAATTTTAGCGTGATATATAGGTGGTATAATTTCATTATTTTGTAGAGTTTCCTCCATAATTGCTGATTTATCTGCTATACTTTTAAAAACTGATTCCTCTGAATATTCAACAGTATTAACTAAACACCAAAAGAATAAAGAATTACTTTCTGTAAACCTTCTATAAATACGTCCTGGACATTGAAAAAATCTACTATAATAAAAATCAGGTAGACCAATACCAATACGAGGGAAATTACCATTTCTATCATCAATTTCAATACTATCAGATCCAATTTGACTGATCATTGTAAGTATTTGTATTTCAAGATTTGGTTCATTAAATTTATTTATTATTTCATCACGTCTATCCTTTGTACATTTTGGATCTCCTGTTATTTTCACAGGTAAAAATTCAGCTAAATGTTTCATAACTATATCAATAGATTCTATGTAATCCAGAAAAATAACAATTTTAGCATTTGGAACCTGTTTCAATATATTACGTACCAATGGAATAATTATATAAAATGTTTTAATTGTTTGACATGCAACGATTCCTTTAATTACACCACATTGATCATTAAGATTTTTATTATTTGCAATATTACCATACTGTTGAAGTACATATTTTTCCTCATCAGTCATAATAATTTGTTTTGGTTGATAATCAATTTGTTTAACCCTAACTGGTGATTTTATCATCTCTAATGATTTTTTCATCATTATATGAGCTTCTTGTGGAATATCAGAATATGAATAATAAATAGATTGTTTACTTTTATATCCATCTCTACTATTTTTAGAAAATGTTGCAACTAATCTAAGAAATACATTAGCTGTCAATTTATATGCCACTTCACATGAATTACCATATTTAATATCATATAAACCCCAAATTGTATCAGTTTTTTCTTTATCAAAATGTTTACAGTAAGCATGTAATTCATTAATACCAGTTGGACAATCTTTAGATTTTGAATACAATTCACTTGATGTAATAATACCACATGTTGATAAAAAATTAACACAATGTTCCATTTTATCAAATGGTGTCATTGAAAGAAAAAATGACCATGATCTATTTTTAGGATATGGTGCTGTTCTATTTCTAATTGTTATATATCTTGATAAAGTTTTAAACGCTGCAGTTTTTGATCTATCATTTTTAATTGAATGACATTCATCAGCAATTAAACAAAAATTACCATATTCAACTATATTCATAAAAAATTCTGTAGGTTCAAAATTACCACTTTTATCCTTATATAATAATCTATGTGGTATCATAAAACGTCCATCTGAAGTTTCTACAGTTTTAGATCCACGTAATGTATCATAAGAAAGAATCATAAAAATAGGAGCATTATACTTCTCCTTAAATTTTGTCCAATGTTTCACTTGTAATGAATTGTTGCATATTACAATAGCATTTTGAATTTTTCTAACTCTTAAATATTCTATTGTAGTAATTGTTTTACCACAACCAGTTGGTGATGTATCTAATACCATTGAATTTTGATTTGTTATTTTTATAATATTTTGAAAGTTTACAGCTTGATCTGGGGTTAAAAATATTTTTAAATTTCCATTTATATCATATTCTTTTTGTTCTAAGTTAATTTCATTATTTATACATATTTGTGTGTTGTCGTTAATATTTGACAAAGAAGTCATTTAAATCGTAATAAAATGAAAATTTTTCATTTTTAGATATTTCTATATTACAGTTTATAAATATTGATCATTGCTATTACCATTGGTTGATCATCATAATTATCAATTGCACCATCAAACATAATTTCATATAAATCAATTGGAATATTTGATGAAGATGGGGGTTTTAATATTGCAGTTAACATATTTTGGTCGTATCCAAGTAAATCAACAGGATAAGTTTTAGTTCTATCCAATGTTCTGTAATAAAATACAAGTTGTCTAAAATGATCTTTTGTTTCATCAGTACCATTTATATTCATCATTTTATATGCAGATACAACAATTTGTTCCTTAGAATGTGCATTATATGATGATTTTGTTGCACATGATGTAAATGAATTATCATACATACCATTAGAATCATAATTACCAAAAACAATACGATCAGATACTGAACCATCATCATAAATTCTCTGTCCATTTGCATTTAATTTTGGTTGAAAAATTTCTTCATGTGTAACATTATCACTATATACATTAATTGTTGCTTCATTAAATCTATAATCACCATAAGAATTATTTGTAACTCTATATTTACCATCCGTCATTTCATAATTACCATTGTAATCTTTTGTTTCTGGTATATATAATTGAACCGTAAGACCATATGTATCCACAGTAATCGGTGTAATAGAATTTTCTACAACTTTTACAATTTTATCTGTTGGATTATCATTATTATCCAATTTTTGAAAATAAAAATATCCACTTGATTGAGTAATTCTGTTTGAGGATATAAATATTTGTTCACCAACTTTTACATAAATTTCAGATGTTGATGCATAACCTGTAAATGCATGATCATAAACACCTCGTCCCGAATTACCACCACCCAACCAACCACCAACTATATCAAATAAATCTGTACCAAGATCAACAACTTCATCTACACCATCTTCAATAAGTGATACAACTATTGAAACACCATCATTTAATAAATCAAGCATATCATCCCAAAAATCATCATCAAATAAATTTAATATATTTTCGAGAGATTTTTCTGCAATTCTTAAAGCTTCTGCATATGCGTCAAAATATATAACTATAGCATCATCCCAATATTTTTTAGCATCACCTTTAATGTTACTCCATGTATCTGATATATCTATATTAAGTATATCTATAACACCATCACCATTTATATTGGAATAACCCTCTTCAACAAAATCATAAGTTTCTGTAGCATTTTCTTTTAAATCACCCCATAATTTATCAGCTTCCATTTTAACTAATTCTGTTGTATCAGTACATTCTTCTTTAACATTGTTAAAAACAGATGTAGAAGTTTGTACAATTTGATCAAATAATTCTATGAAAGACTGAATCATCCAATCTATAAAATCTTCAATTGGTGTAAATATACCATTAGCACTGGCTGATGATATTCCTGAAAATGTAAAAAACCACATAAATATAACAAAAATAATAATTAATATGAATATTCCAATTATTGGACCCATTATTTTATATTTTAATTAAATAATAAAATTTTATTATTTATATTGTATGTTTATTATTTATGTTATATGTTTATTACAACCCAACCCAACCTTTCATTTCACTCCAAACTTCATCTGCTGCTTTTTCAATACCCGCCCACGCTAATACTGCACCTTCTGTAACTACAGTATAAGCATTACCTGCAATTGTAACAACTTCTAACCATGTTGCTTTTGCATCTGTATCTAATAATTCCAAAAGTGGATTAATTACACCTTGAATCCACACCCATGTTGCATCAGCAATTTCTTTAATAGCAACCCAAGCTGCATCAGCTCCTATTTTAATATAATCCCATGCTGCTGTTGCTGTATTTTTAACAAATGCCCATGTTTCATCTGCAGCTTCTGTAATTGAATCCCAAGCTTCTATAGCAAGTTGTTCAATTGCTTGAATTCCATCTTCAACTAAATCATATAAACCTCCAAATATATAATCTAAGAATTGATCCATTATATCAACAGATGAATCTACACTACCCATAAATGAACAAAAAAGTCCACATGTTAATATGAAGGGTAAAAGTAATAAAAAACATACTACTATTAATAATGCCATTATAATAAAATCTAACATCTTTTTTAAATTAATTAAATTTTTGTATTTTTTATAATATTATGTGGTAAAATAAACAAAATTATTACCCATGTTATAATCTTATTTTAAAAATCAACATAGTTAAAATCATTTAATTATGTCTTTTTTACCAAATTCAATTAAAATAAAAATCCAAAAATACGTTCTGAATAACTATTCAGAACACGATTTTTAAGCACTTTTTTAGTTTGACCCTCGAGGATATAGGCATGATATTTTTCTAAAAAATGACATTTTTGATATTTTTCAAACTATTTTTTTAGAAAAATGTCATTATTTCTAAAATCAAAATATGTCTTGTATACGGATGTAACTTAAATTACACATTAAAACTATAGTTTTTACATTAAAAATAAATTTTAATGAACAAAAATATTTTTTTACTAGGCCTAGAACGGTGTTTTTGCCATTTTTTGATTTCAAAAATAACTCTCACTATAATAATTCAGAGAGTGATTTTTACTCGTTTTTTTCTTATGAGTATCCGAATTCTACTCGAGACAATTTTTAAAAATAGATGATTTTTAACAAAATTTCATTATAAAAAATTATGAAAATCATATTTTTTTGTTTTTGACTATTTTTTAAAACTTGTGAATAAACTACCACTAAACTTTACTTATAAAAATATGATATTTTTTGTATTACTATAAAATTGTAACAATGATAAATAAATAATAATGAAAAAATTTATTCATAATTTTTAATATTTATTTATTTATTTCATAGAATTTATCGGTGATTATACAGTGAAACAATCATATCCAATAAAATAAAATATTTTTTAAAATACAAAATTATGTAATATCCATAATACAAACAATAAAAATTAAATAAAAATATATATCAATTCTCGTCAATTTTTGAAAAATAAAACATTTATTCGAATAAATAAATATCAATGGAAATTTCATCTACTGAACTATTTTCAAATAACATTAAGGAATTTAAACTTTTTCCTTACCAGGTGACATCCAATACATGGATGCGTGACATTGAATATAATATTGGGGATCCAAATATATTTAAGGGTGGTGTCTTAGCTGATGATATGGGTTTTGGAAAAACTAGAACCTTTGCATCTATGGTTGCAGCATCTATTGTTCCATTCACATTGATGTTGTGTCCACCAACAACAAGATATGCGTGGATTGAAGAACTTTTAAGATGTAATAATAAGGTGAATGTTTTCACAATTAATGAAGATAAATATGTCCATTGTACAATAGAAAGTGAAATAGATGGTACAATTAAAATACATGAACGAAAATTAAATCCAAAAAAGGGTGAAGTAATTGTTTCCCCATGTGTCCTTGTTAGTAATTATCAACTTATTGCAAGTGGTAAAAAGAATGATAAACTTATAACAAATTATACATGGGATCGAATTGGTATTGATGAGGCTCATTTTCTTAGAAGTGAAAATGCAACATGGACTAAAATAAACAATTTAAAACAACCAATGACATTTATCAATGGACAACCAAATAGAATTGGTTCAAGATGGGCAATTACAGGAACACCCATTCAAATGGGTGATATAGATCTTGTAAATATATTTAGATTTATTGATGATAGATTTTTACAGGGCAAAACTGAGAGAGAGTGGACGAATGAATTACATTGGTTAATTCAAACAAGATTATTCCGTAGAAATAAAAATCAATTAACACAATCAATGAAAAAAATAATGGGGTTTCCCTCATCTGAACCTATAATGCATAATGTAAGTGTAAATATTCAAGAAACTGAATTATCAAAATCATTATCTCAATTAACATATGAACAAATTGGTCAGTGGTGTACTCAAGATTATACACAAAAGAAAAATACCAGTGAACCATTATTGATAGATGCAATTCTTAAGGATGAAAAATCATTCTTAATTTGTTTGACAACTGAGTCAAAATATTTAAATGCAATGAATGTTCATGGTTCATTTATTGAAACAGAACAATTAAGAAATATGTTATCATATCCATTTGCTTTAATTCCAATGTTTATTGAAAGATTAAGACCAAATGTAAATGTTTATACTGGTACAACAACAAAAATAGAAACTGTTAACAATATTGTGCGTGCAAATATTACAAAATCATTTGTTGTTTTTCATCATTATGAAAATATTTCTGTTAAATTGGAGGATGAATTCAAGAAAAATTTTCCAAATCATATTGTTCAGAAAATAAATGGTAATAGTGGATCTGATAGAGATAGATATAATATTGTTCAGTATTGTAATAGTATGATAAATAGTGGTAGAGCAGTTCTTTTATTGTCATCAATTGGTGCAACTTCTGTTGGTATCAATTATCAAAAATTTTCTAAGATTATATCTGTTGATTTTGAATATAATTTCAAAACACAAGAACAAGCTGTTGCTAGATTACAAAGAATTGGTCAGTTAAATTTAGTTGAAGTATTTGAGGTATGTCAAGAGGATATCATCGGTGGTTATGGAAATATATCAGTTGATAATAAAATAAAAAATATAAGAGATGAAAGATCTAATATTTCAGATATTATTGATGTGTTTAATGCAGCATGGACATTTAAGCGTAAGTATTTTATCAATAAAGATGGAGAAAAGGAATCTGGTATCATCTTTAGTCCTGAATTTGAAGCTCAAACTAAAGGTATTGTAAATGGACCTGATTCAACTGGACCTGATTGGATTTTAAACATGCCATAAATAAAAATATTGATTAATTAAGGGTTAGATAAATAAATATATAATTATATATTTAAAATTTTAATACAGGATAGTTGATATATTCTGGTTTATACAAACCAAATAAAATTTCTATATCAGAAGATAAACTTAAATCAAAAAATCCTGATGTAGCACATAACCAACATGGTGTATTTATTTCAATTAATATACAATCATTTGTAATATTATTAACCGCAAAATCAAGTGTACAATTATCAAATTCAGAATAAAAAACTATTTTATCTACAAGTTTTTTTATTAATGTCAATATTATATTAGTAGGTTCTTCATTATTCTCATCAGTTGAAGTTATCCCCCTAAGTTTTTTATCTTCAATGAAACATCTAATTTCAATATATCCAGTTAAATTAATATATTCTCTTAAAATAATTTTATGTGTATTATCAGTAACATATTTAGTTCTTTCGTTGGTTGATATATCATCAAGTATTTCTTGTGCATTTGTATATGGTTTATTTGGGTTTGTAGAACAAGTATCTAATCTTGCAAATACTTTACCATTAAATTGTAATTTAATTACATCATTTATTCTACTTTGATTATATTTTAAATCATAAAGATTAAAAAATATGTTAGAATATGGAGTTTTAATATCAAACTCAATTAAAATATCATAATATTCAGAAAAATAATATTCTTCTGATATAGATGTTATAATATTAACTATATTTTTAAAATATTTTATATCATAATGTTGTAATAATTTATTTTTTAAAATGTCTAAATTTTCTAAGCCAGAAGTATTCATTTTATATTAAATTTTTATTAAAATTATTCATTTTAATTATATTTACAATGTTTATAATAGAATATTCTATTATATTTTAGTAGTTTTTCTGAGAAATCTAGGAGATCAAGGTATCAGGGTAAAAAATTTCTTCAAAACAGCGAAGAAAATTATTTTCATGGATTTCTCTGGATTTTAGCTAAAATCCGTTACTTCACAATAAACTCATCAGAAAAACGACATAAAACAACTAAATTATTGAAGAATCAAAATTCAGATTTTTTCATATATACTATATTTATTTTTTAATAATAAAATTTGATCAAGTACTATAAAAATAAAATTCTAAGAATATAAACAATAGAAATTTCTATTGTTTTTAGTAGTTTATTCTCACGAATCTAGGGAATCCAAG